GGTGTATCTGAGCATGACACCCGAACTTCTTCGTGAGGCCAGCCAGCGCTTCGAGCGCTATGCCGGGAAGGAGCGCCGTCATGCCTAACACCGATTTGCTTAGCCCCTGGGTTCGCCGGTTCTTGTTAGAGCACCTCGTTGCCGAACGGAATCTCGCCCACAATACGCAGAAGAGCTATAGGGATGCGTTGCTACAATTCCTGCCGTTCGTCGCTCGCGCCGCCCACCGGCGGATCGAGCGACTTCTTGTGGAGGATGTATCACCAGCCCGCACCCGGTCTTTTCTCCGAGACTTGGAAAAAACTCACGGTTGCGGGGTTGCCACACGAAATCAGCGTCTCGCTGCGATTCGTTCCTTGGCGCGATTCATCGGTCAGCACGGCCCGGAACACCTGGAATGGGTCGGTCAGATTCAGAGCATCGCGTTGAAGAAGGTCGCGCGCCCGCTGGTCGGGTACTTGGAAAAGGACGAGATGGATGCGTTGCGGAAAGCGCCCGACTGTCGTACTGCCCAAGGCCGTCGGGACTACGCGATACTTCTGTTCATGTACAACACTGGTGCTCGGGCCGACGAGGTAGCCCAAGTACGGATCGGCGACCTCGACCTCGGTGTCGCATCCAACCGCGACTCCTCGTCCGTTCTCATCCACGGAAAGGGAAACAAGCCCCGCCGTTGTCCGCTGTGGCCAAAGACGGTTGACGAATTGCGACCTCTCATTGACCGTCGTGGTGAATCCCAGCATGTCTTCCTCAACCGGCGTGGGCAGCCGCTCACGCGATTCGGGATTCATGCGATGGTCGAACGGTACGCCGCTCAGGTGGCAACGAAACTGCCGTCGATGGCGAAGAAACGTGTCAGTCCCCACACGATACGCCACACGACCGCGACCCACTTGCTTCGAGCCCGCGTGGACATCAACACGATTCGAGCCTGGCTGGGTCATGTGTGTCTCAGTACGACCAATGTGTATGCGGAGGTCGATCTGGAAATGAAGGCCAAAGCGCTTGCAAAGTGCGAAATCAAGGATGGCACACCGAAGAAGCCGTGGCGTAAGAATCCAGGACTCATGGAGTTTCTGCGAAGCCTGTAGGACACAGATTATGTGGCGTTCAGCACAGTAACGACCCCTTAAATCGCTGGCGATTCGTGCTGGACGCCACATAACTGAATGCGCCACATAAAACAGTTTATGTGGTGGACCACATAACGGGTTGAAGAATACAACGTCGTTGCGGTCGTAGGTCGTGATGTCGTTCCATTCGCCCTTCCAGTTGAGGCCCGGTGTTCCATCATTGCCCTGTGCCCCAGGCTCGCCGGGCACGCCTTTGGCAACCATCAAACCCCAGTTTGCCGAAGGAGGTTCGGACCCAATGCTCTCGGCGACCGAGATGTGGCACGAGCCATCATGTTGAACGGCATCGCCCGGTACGTACTGCGTAAGGCTGTCCCACGCGCCTCGCCACCTGATGCCGGGGTCGCCTTTGTCGCCTTCATCGCCCTTCTCTCCGGGATAGCCGCGCGCGCCGGGGACGCCTTGCCTGCCTTGTTCGCCAGGCACTCCTTGCGGGCCACGGTCGCCCCGATCACCCTTCTCGCCCTGGTCGCCTTCATCACCCTTCTCGCCCTGGACGCCTTGGCTTCCACGGCTGGCAAAAAGGTTCCACCTCGCCGATGGCGGTTGTGAACCCGTGTGGGCTTCCACGCAGATGTACGCAGAACCGTCGAGGGCCACGGCATCGTTCGGCTCGTAGGCTTCTGTAACGCTCCAATCACCCCGCCAATTCAAGACGCCAGGGCCTCGGTCGCCCTGGTCGCCTTTTGCGCCGGGTGGACCGGGCGGGCCGCCGCCAGATTGTGAAGAGTGATAGAACGTGCTCACGACTATACCGCCATCCAAGCAAGGTCTTGATCTTCGGCCGTCGAGACAGCGTGGAGTCTCGTCGGGTCTTCCAAGGGAATGAACATTGACTCGCCGGGACACAGCGGCACGCCACCTGTTGCCAAAGAGTCGGCTGTCACGCCGCACCCGCCAATCCAGACGGGGCGGGTATTGGGCACGGGGTCTCCAGCACCGGGGCTTCGCAACAGGACGCCCTTCTGGACCGGGAACTTTTGCGGTACGATCTTCTTCGCGGTGGTTCCCACGGACGTGTGCCCGAAGAATATATCGCTGACGGATTCTTTTACTACGTCCACAGCTATTCTCCGGGCTAGGGTTACAGAGCGATCCAGGAGTATCCCTGGTCGCCCTCGGCCGAAGCCACCCACAACTTATTGAGGTTGTCGATGGGGATGGGCGGTGTTTGCTCACCACCGGCCAGGATAAGGCCGGTATTCTTGCAGTCGGAGTTTCCGATGCAGATAACCTTGGTGTTGCCAGTGTTGGCCCTGACCATGACGTAATGCTTCAACGGAAAGGACAAGTCCTTGAGCCGTTTCGGCGTCGTGGTGCAGGTGCCGGCATCGGTCCAGAAATCGGATGCTGGTTCGTGCATGGTTGATTATCCCATTACGCCAACTTCGGTTTCCCCGCGCCTCGCACGCGCGAGGCTGTCGTCGGTTCCAAGTCAGTGTTTCGGCTGGCCGTTTTCTCGTCGGCTCCGGCCGCGGTATTCGCCGAAAGGTCGGGTACGCCTCGGGCCGCCGGATCGCCGCCGCCGCCGTCCGCACCAGCCCGGCCGTGTTGACCACCCGCCATCCCCTGGGCCTCGGCAATTCGCTTCACGCGCTCCAGGTGATCTTGGCGGGCCGCCAGGTATTCGTCGTCGTCGAACCCCAGGGCCACCGAACCGGTCTTCTCGCCGACCAGCCCGGCTTGCACGGCTTGGATGATCGTCGTCGGGTCACTGTTCGTGTAATGCGCGCTGTCGATCTCCTGATTGATTGCGTCCAGATCGTCCACGCCAATCTTGCCGCCGAGCAAGGCTTGCACGACTCCCTTGGACAACTCCCGCTTGACCTTGCGGCCGGGGACGCTGTTCATCAGCTTCGTCAAGTCCTGGGCTTCCTTGATCCGGTCGGCATCGGTCTTGAGCGAGTAGCGATCCGGGTACTTGATCGTGGCGACTTCGCGCTTCGTCACCGTCCGATCTTCGTAAGCGGCCCAGTGTTCGCAAAGCTGCCGCTCGGCGCTTTCCAACAGCAGTCCGATGTAGGACAACCCGGCTTCAAGGCCCTGGTTGTCCATCGCCTTTGATTCGGCCGAGGCCCGCACCGCCAGTGCCGACACGGCCAGGTTGACCAATTCGCGGATGTCCCGCTTGAGCCGGTCCTGCAACTCCAGGCTCGCCCGCAGCGGCTCGGCCGAGGGATTGATGAAGCCCGGAGGATTCATCCCCTTGTCGTAGGCCCGGCCGTGGGTCGCACCAACCTTGATGTCCGTCTCGCCCGCACCTTGGCCGCCCGTGGTCGCCGTGCCCTCCGCCGTGGCGGCGTGCTTCAAGTGGGCACCCACCGCCCGCAAGTCCTTCTGCTCCACGTAAAACGGGAAGTTGCTGCGGAGGGCGTAGCTCACGTCGCTCGAACCGAGGTTCAGCAGCGCGATCTGGTGCTGGCACACGTCCTTAATCAGGCTGCTGCCGATGTCCAGCATCACGAACGGGATGCGGTCTAGTTCCAACTGGATTTCGCCGCCCGGCTGACCATACTGATCGACGGGCTGGCCTTGCAGATCGTAAAATTGCAGGCCGACCTTGCCGGTCTCTGGGTTGACCCGCAGATACCGGTAGCGTTGCACCGAGACCGTAGGGAGGAAGTACGCCTGATCGTACTGCATCGCCGTGTCCCGCAGCAGGATTGCGTCGAACTCGGACGGGGCTTCAGGCTTCGAGCAGGTCCAGGAAAGGATGTCTTCGATGTCGTACTTGTAGAGGTACGGCGAAACGCCGCCGATGTCCGCCAAGGTTGCTCCCGACGGCACAGGTGGGGCATCGACGAAGACGCCCACCCGGCCCATGACCAGCAACTCGGTCAAGACCTTCACGCCGATAAAGGCGTTCATGGTCGAACCGCGCCGATCCACGCCAAGGTTGTTTCCGTTGACCGCGTACTGGTAGGCTTTCCTGCCACCCTTGCGCGTGATGTCCCGCATACGTTGGTAGATGGCATTTCTGATGTCGTTGATCGCCGCGCCCGCAAACTTCGGGATCGGCGTCATGGCCTTACGGGCGTTGAACTCCAGCGGGTCTTCCCGCATGGAGAACCGTTCCAGGTACGCCTCGCGGAACTCGTCACCGCCGTTGTAGGACAAGCGCCACTTGGCCCAGTCGGTCATGCCGGACAAATAGCCAGGATGGCGGCTGTCTACCAAGTTGAGCGTTTGACTTTCGGCCATGACTGCTCTCTCGTTACGTGACTTTCCCGATGTCTTCGCCGCCGGTCGTCAGCGGAGCTAGAGTCAGAGCGATGTCCGCATAGACGAGGCTGTGCGCGAAATGGTCCGGTCCCGTGTTCACGTAGGTGGCCACCATGTTCCCGGTGTTGTCCTTCTCGTAGGTTCGCACCAGATTCTTGACGTGTTCCCGATACTCAAAGGAAATGTCGCGCGGCAGCAAGATGCGGGATGGCGTCGTCTTGAAACGGCCGAGCGTGCAACTCAGCCAGCTTGTGCGATCCACCGTGGCGAACGGCGCACCCGTCTCTTCCTCGCTAAGGGCCACCTCTTTGGCTGTCTGGCCGCGCCGGTATCGTGTCAGCCACACATAGCCGTGGAACTTCTTGGCAAAGCGGCGGGCGTCGTTGACGTTCGGGTCGGCGTCCACCACGCAGGCAAGCACCTGCCATTCCCGCATCAACTCGCCGAGGTAGCTCCAATCGTCTTCCGCGAACTTACCGAACCACAGCAGCTTGCCGATGGCGGCGGAACTGATGTCGCTTCCCGGATGCTCGTCGAAGAGCCACTCGACGACCGAAATGTATCCCGTCTTGCCCTGGTCCACTCCCATCGTTATCAAGCGGTTGCCGCCAATCTGCGGCCGGGCCTCGTTGATCGTATGCCCTTTGAGGCAGGCTTCGATCATCTCGTCCGTCACCTGGGCACCCACGCCGATGAACGGCAGGCCCAGTTTGCTGCAATGAAACTCCGTGTTCGCCGCCTCGTCGCCCAAGCCACGGTGGTAGGCTGTGACCAGTTCGCCGGGCGTCACCGTGGACGAGTAAAGCTGGTTGATGTAAAAGCCCCGCGACTCTTCCGGCAGGACGTTGGTTTCCGTCGCCTTCCACTGGCCGCCAGCCAGGAAGAGCGGCTTGACCGCGTGTTCCAGCTTATGCTTGCACTCCTTGCACTTGAGGAACGATTCCTTGCAACGCGGATCGTTGACCGACTCGCCGATGATTTCCACGCAGTCGGGCCAAGTCAACTCCGTCCAGCGCGAGCAGCATGGACACTGGAAGTAGAAGTGCTCTTGTGTGCTGGTCAGGTACAGCTTGTGGATGCCGTACTTCGGCACGGTCGGCGTGGAGATCGCCAGGATGTGCTTCTCGATCTGCCCCGACAACCGCTCCAAGGCGAGCCACACCGCATGGGTGTCCATCTCGTCCAACTCGTCCAAGACCAACTCGGACACGGGGATGGACTTCAAGTTGCTGTCGCCACGACTACCACGAATGTACAGGACGTTCGCGCCGGTCGATTTCAGCCCCACGGTGTTCGTATCGACGAACAGGTTTTTGAGGTAGGGGCTGAGCTTCAGGGCAGTTGCAAAACGGGCCTTGGAAAAGTCGCTCGCGTTCAGCGCCGTCGGGAGGACATAGAGCACGTCCCGTTTCGACTGGTCAAGCGTGAAGAAGGCCCGGTTGATCCCTGTCTCCGTCACGCCCAACTGGGCGGCCTTCATGGCAATCGTCCAGGCCGCCTGGCTGTCGTGAATTTCGCGGCACCAGGGGTGGTGCAGGAAGCCGTAGTTGCCGTTAAAGGGTGCCCCCATCACCCGTCGATGTTCGGCCCATCGGCTGCAAGACCGAAGGTTGTTGCTCCGCAGCCCCTCTTTGACAAACTCCCGCAATTCGTCGAGAAAACTCATGGAGCGGCATCATTGGTAGTTTAATGAGGTTGCATCTCAGGTTCGCGTAGGTCAGCGGCAAGTGCGGCTCGCTGGTTGCTTCGGCGTTCGGCCCGGTGCAACCTCATGGTTCGTCCACGGCCTCGGGGCTGACTGAGGCCGGCATCGCTCGACGCCTCGGGTGACTTGGGCTGCGGCACGGACTGAGGTTTCTCGGGGCAGTTGCGGCAGCGACGTGCCATCACCTACACCCAAAGCGCGTCAGGGAGACCACCACGGTGATGTCCTGGGTCCGCACGGCCTTTTTTCCGCACACGTACACGAAGAAGGTCGGCACACTGCTGACGCCATACTGCCGCGCCAACTCAGGTTGCTCGTCGATGTCGATGATCTGCACGTCCACGCCGGCAGCCTTGATCTGCACCAAAGCCGGCTTGGCACGCTGGCACGGAACGCACCAGGATGCCGTGAAGGCCAGCACCTTGGGACGCTGGCAGCCTTGACGCTGCTCTTGCTTCGGCAGCGTCACACAGCCAGCGATCAACACCAGCAGGGAAATCAGCGCCGACAATGGCAGCACCACGGACAGTACGAAGGTCTTGGCTTTCATCTTGGGTCTCCGGTTCTCGGATGGCTCGCGGCAGGTCCGGGAGCCATCCGAGAACCGGCCCGGCCGCGTATGGCCGCAACCGGGCTCGGAAGTCTGCGGATGCTATCCGTAGAGGGGCTTACTGGGCCAGGGCCGGAGCAGGGGCCGCACCCTCGATCTCGGCGATCTTCGCCTTAATCAGGGCCATGCCCTCGGGGGTGGCGAGTTTCTTCGCCAACACGTTTTCGTAGGTCTGCTCCAGTTCCTTCTCGATGGCGTTACTACCGGCTTCGACCAGCTTGGCGACATCGTGAATCTTCTCCACCATGTCCTGCACGTCGCCTACGGCGAAGTCTTCGAGCAGAGCGGGGAGCAGTTTCAGTCCGTTGTCCCGCAGCTTGGCGGCGAGCACTTGGGCGGCGCGTTTCTTCGCCATCAGCTTCGCGTTCACGTCGAAGAGGCGCTTGCCGACTTCACGACCGACCAACACGGCGACCACAGCGGCCAGAATCCAGATCACAACGGTGGGGTTCATCTTTTCTTCTCCGGGTTTTCGAGGTGGCTGTCGCAGGACAGCAGAATGGTCACAGGATACATGACACGCAAGTACGAGACGCGACTACTTCACGGTCGGATGCAGCTTGCCGTACAACTGACGGCCGTAGCCGCTGGCAATGCCGATGAGCACACCCGCGAGACAGATGACAGCCACGCCCCACGGCGGCAGATCGGCTTGCGGCTCCGGCTCGACATTCGGCGGCCCGTTGTCGTCAATCGGCTGAGGTGCGGGGTCCGGCTGTGGTTGCGGCTGCGGCTGCGGATTCGGGGAGGGGCCAGGGCACCGGCGCTCCATGTCCCTTCGCCACGGCAGGACCGGGCGAATCCCTTGGGCCGTGTTCACCGCACCAGCCAGCGCACCGTTCAAGCCCGCAGCCGTCATGGGGATGTTCTTCCCGGCAGCTTCATAGACCACGGTGCCATCCGGCTTCTGCATCCGCACGGTCGGCAGGGCCTTCACATTGCTGGCGTAACGGGCCTGATAGATCGCCGTGTCGCTCGTGACCGGGCAGAAATGGACCTGATTCTTCAGCTTCTTCAGACTGGCGTTGGTGTCGAACCAGCCCACGATCTCGTTGTAGCGGGAGTCGGTCGCGTTGCCGACCACGCTCACGTACCACTTGCCCTGGTCCTGCGGAAGGTTGACGATGCGCTCTTCGGCCAGGACACCGTTGACGGTATCGGCGAAGCAGGGCACGGCCGCCGCAAACACTGCGAGCAAGCACAGCACACTCAGGAGCAGCTTGTTCATGGTTTCCTCTCTTGTTGGGGACTTGTCTTGAGATATGTTGCGGCAGCCAAAAGCACTTGTGGTCGGTCGCGTGCGCAACCCAACAGTCGGTTGCATTCGCCGCACAGCAATCCTCGAACCGTGCCCGTGCAGTGATCGTGGTCCACGCAGAGAGACCGATTCTTTCTTAGCTGGTCGGTTGTGCCGCAAATCTTGCACCGGCCACCTTGGGCTTTCAGCATCTCTCCATACTGCTCTTCCGTAAGACCGTATCGGCGAAGTTGTCCACGACGGCTCGCTCGTCGCATCTGTTCCTGTCGTGTTGAATGTGCGCGAGTTGCTCTCATGCAACTCTTGCAAGCAGCGACGTAGCGGCTATGCCGATGCCGATAAAAATGTTTGACACTCAGCGTCCGGCCGCAACGTGAGCACGCTTTTTGTAGCGTGCCATCTGCTGCCCTGCTGTACGGCGACTTACGTGCAGCAGTCATTGAGGCAAGGGAGCAGCGGGCGTGTAAATCGGGGCGACGGCCCAACCATACGATGCCTTCCACTCCGCGATCAGCGTCTCTCGCGGAACCCATAGAAACTTCTCGACGTTGTTGTTATCGAGGATCGTGGCCCACTTGTCGTCGAGATGCACGAGTGCGACCATGTGCGCCCCGCCCATGACCGTAATGCCGCAACCTCGCCTTGTGCGGCACGCCCACTCCAGGAAACGCACGTCCCCGTTGGTGACATAGGCGTACCGGATTCCCTCCTGGTTAAACTTTGCGGCCAGGTCTTCCGGCTGCTCGCCGTCGCCGTAGGTCTGCCGCCAGTGGTCAGCCGTCCTCAGCCGGTACTGCCAGCGGAAGAGGCTAATCATCGAGGCGTGGACGCACGAGCCTTGGCCCTGGGGACCACGCCAGTTGCTCTGCCGCAGTACGGCCGGGAGGTTGACGGTCGGCCATTCCTTCTTGACCGCCGAAGGTCCGAAGTTTTCTCCGACTTCGCACCCGGCGACGGGCACAAGCAGGACCAACACAAAGAGGATTCGTCTCATTTGAGTCTCCCCGGTGCCCGCAAGACGTGAGTGCGCCGCTCGGTTCGCACGAAACGATTAGGGTTCCAGCGGCTCACGTTGTCCGTGCGGAAGACGCCGATGTAGGTGTGGGCTGCACAACACCACTCGGAACAATAGATGGAATTGAGGTTGTCGTGGTGCAGCAGGGACTCGATCCACGACAAACCGACACCCGCCGAACGCAGCGCCCCCAGCTTGTCGTAGGGCGTGTGGATCGTGGACATCAGGAACTCGGTTAGGCGCTCGTCTTCGGTCGGATACAGCGGCCGGTACAGCGGATAGTGCCAGACCTTTCCCTTGTAGACTTGAACGACGTGTTCCAACTCGTGGGCCTGGGTTCCCAGGAACACGTCGCCGGTGATTTCGCAAGGCAGGCCGTCAAGCTGCGTGCTCTCGAAGAGCATCAGCCGTCCGTTGTCCGCGTGCCCCAGGATGCCGACGTGACTCAAGCCCCAAAACGGGATGCCGTAGGTGGCGATGTTGACCAGCGTGCTGATCCAGCTATCGCCGCTGAAACCGATGATGTCCCCGGCCTTGATCTCGTCGGGGATGAACGGGTTTTTCCGATACCGGAACATCGCTCACCTCCCGCGAACTGTTGGCCATCGTGTTGATGTTGGCGACCCTCCGTTGGTCGTAGCGGTCTTGATCGGACGCCCAGCAATCTTCGCAGCGGCTTTCGTTGAACATTGCTGGACGCACGCCGCAGACTTCGCACCAGACGAGATTCATGCCGTCTCGGATTCAGAGTTGCCCGCGTGTTGAATCGCCGGCCCGACCCGCGCGATGATCCTATCGACGATCTGCTCGTAGTTCGGGATTCCGTCCAACTCGTCCACGATGATCTTGATGATGTCCTGAAACAGGCGGAACGCCGCGCTCCGCGCGAGCATTGCGCCGGACTTTTGCTCCAGAAAGAAATTGGACTTCTTGAGATCGGCGAGTGTCTTGAGGAACTTCTCAACCTGCGGAAAGGCGGCAACAAACTCTGCGTCCGTGCTGACCAGATTCAGCCGCCGTTCCAACATCCCCGTGGCAATTACCACCTCGTCCCGCAGCGATTTGAGTCCTTCGGGATCGTCAAGGTGGGCCAGCCGAGCCTGATCTTGCGCCCTGGTCAAGAGGTACTGCTTCAGGCGTCGAGCGGGTGCCCGGCTCTCGCCGCCGCAGGCCCGGCAATAGTCCGACCCCTCTTCGGCGACGTTCCGGCACTGACCATCAGGCTGTGCGCCCTTGCAACGGCGGGGATCGGCCAGATCGGTGACACGTTGCATTGCGCATCATCTCCTTACCCTATACATGACTGCCAAACCGCCGTTTTTTCCCAGGATTCTCATAATTTCAATGACGCGGCTGTCTCAAATTGCTGCCGTTTCCCGGCGCATCTAATGAGGCCATCGTGCAATGGTTCATCTACTACTGACGCGGCCGAACCTTTCCCGAGGACTAAGATGCAGCATCATTTCCACCGCGAACAGCCACCCGCCAAGGCCCCGGCCGCCGGCCCCAAGCCGACCCTGCCGATGGTGCAACTGGCTATCTTCCGGGTCCACTACCGCCGGCTGGAAGAGTATCTGGCGAAGGTCTACCGAATGGAAGGATTCGACTTCCTGCGGGCCACGGGCGCAGGACCAGGGCTAGTGCCAGAATATGCCGTTGGCCCGGCGCTCCCGCCGGCGCTCGACGCCGCCCGCCAGGCCGAGGCGATCCGCGCCGGCCGGCGGACCCAGAACGTGAGTCTGATCCTCAACGTGCTGTGCATCGACGGCTACATCCCGGCCGGCAAGTACATCATCGACACCCGGCCAGAGACGCCACCCATCGACCAGTACCGGGCACTGCTACGGCAGACCGGGACGCCGGAATCGAAAGAGTGCCTCGCCTTCCGGGGTGCCCACCAAAGCGACAGGACGTTTACACGGCTCGCCGCCGAGATCGACACCCAGGTGCTCGCCGTGCTGAGATCGCAGCAGTAGTGAGGATTCCATATACATCGCCCCACGTTCCTTCATTGTGAACAGGGCGAGAATCATCTCTTGCATTTCCGTATTCCGCGCCTTACATTAACAGTCGTCGGATGACTAGACGAAGAATAACTCGGCCCTGCTGGGGGGTTCGTTGAAGAGTAAGCCGACGTGGTAGAACGCCTTAAGGTGTTGCACCACGTCGGCTTTTTTTGTTTTCGATGGAGGCACAATCTTCGGCACCAATGGGGAAGAGCCTCACGGCAGGATGAGCACCGAGACGACCAAGTAGTTCCTGTGCAACCGACGCCAACTAGACGATACCAGCCCGTACTGACATCGGTGTGGAAGGATTCCCATGAGAACCAGGGGTGAGATCGAAGCTGCCATCAGCGAGGAAATCAGTCGCTTCGAGCAGGATTACATCGGCCGTAGCCCCAAGGACATCCAAGTCCACCTGCTCGAAGATCTCCTACTGATTCGCCTTCGAGGCGTCTTGGCAGCAGCCGAACAGCACTTGGTCAAATCGCTTCCGGCCGAAAACGGGCGGGATTTGCTCAAGCGAGTGCGGTTCCATCTGATCGAAACGACCCGTCCAGTCATGGAGGCGATGGTCGAAAAGGTCGCTGGCGTCAAGGTCGTGACCATGCACCATGACATCAGCACCATAACCGGCGAGGAGGTTATTCTCTTCACCCTCGCTCGGTCGCCTGATTTCCGTGAAGCAAAGATGAAATAGAGCCTCTCCCTTGCCAAGGAGGACTTTCAGCGCCGGCTCGACTGTGCCTCGTCGCCCAAGCACGACGAATCATTCGTCGATCCCTGATTCAGCCTTTCTTCTTGCCAGTGCTACCGGCGGCCGTCCGCATCTCGGTCTGCACGGCCCGCGTGTCGGCGATAATCGCCGTCATGGCCTCGCACCAAGTTTGGGCGTCGAGCAACCGCAACGGATTCTGCATCGAAGCGGCCGGAAAGGTTATAAGAATCTCCGAGCCGCGCCGCTCCCGATAGTTCCTGATCTCGGAGCGGATTACCAGGGCATGGTTCTCGGTCCCCTGGAAAGGATGGGCCGTCAATCGAACGCCCCAGTCGAACACTTCACGGTCGATCATTTTCTTTTCCTCCGTGACGACTGCGGGGGCGGACGTACTCTTCGGATTCGTTCGTTTTGCGGCCATAATCCTGTCTCCTGGTCTGCGAGGTGCCACCGCCGAGCGCGATAAAACGGATCGACGCGCTATAGGGCCTCCAACATTGGGTCCAACTTCACACGGGAGCCATCTTTAAGTTGCACACCTTCTGAGCGGGGGTCACGCAATTGTAGCTCAGTATTCGTCAGGGAGCAAGATGCAGGTCGAGGCGCGCTCGGCCTCGGTAATCACCCCGACTTTCACTCCTGTTGAGGTGCTATAGCGCATTGCCGCGCCTCAGTGGCCTCGCTTCAAGTAGACCGGATCAAACAGCCGCTTGAGAATCGTGCAAGCATAAATCGAGGCATCACGATCCGGGCGGTAAACCACCCAGTCCGGCGGCTCGGCCGCCGGACACCACAGGTAGCGAGGCGGATCAGGCGCACTCCACACCATGCCACGAGCCTCGGCCGCCGCACGCAGTTGCCGTGTCGTAAAGTCTACTATTTCCTGGCGATCCACAATACCGACCCAAACGTGCATCTCCGGCAGGTTGCCCAAGGCAACCGACAGGGCGCTATCAGCCGTACCGGGCGTCCACATATAGGCGAAGTGCGTGTCAATTTGGCCGTCGTCTTCCTCGCGGCGAACCCGTGGCCATTGCAGCGAACCGGCCTGAATCACTGCCGGCACGCCATGCCGTCGCAAGACGGCAGCCGTGTGGTGAGCATAGTACATACAGAGGCCAGGCCGATCTTGCAGCCGCGCAACCTGCCGCTCGATCTCAGCGATCATCTTGCCACGCTTTCCCATAGGTAGTCGATCCTCACGAGGCCGTTCTTCGTAGCGAAAGTCAAGGACGACTAGGCCAGAATCTCCACGACCATGCGGAAGGCACAGTCCTGCAAGTCGCGGGAATTGTCGCCGGCCTTCGTGACCCAGTGGACGCATTCTTCCAAGGCCGTCTTCAACAGTGGCTTGCTGCGGGCACTGGCTTGGTCGTCGGCGATGTAGACGCCGGTTTCGTCGCAGAATCCCAGGGTCCGAGTTCCGCCGTTCATCACGTCCCGGAAGCACCCGACCACTGGTTTCTCCGTGTCGTTGGTGAGGTTATACTGCGTCAGCCAGCCCCAGGCTTCATTGACGGCGGCCTGGGCCGCCTCGGTGGCCGGGGTCTTCTCGCGGCCATTCTTCTCGCTCTCGGTCAGCACCTTGGAATCGGTCTTGATGCCGAAGCGGCTGGCCGCCTCTACGATGCCTGGGGCATTGATGATCTTGGTGTCGTGGCCCTTCCGCTGTACGAACTCGGCGATGGTCGGGGATGGGCCGCACATGACGGCATCCGCCGCCACGGCCTGCCACGCCGTCTGCCATGCCTGCTGCTGCTCTTCCTTCGGCGTCTCCCACGAGGGGCAGATGTAGTGCGAGTCCAGGCTACCCTCGAACGTCGATTTCTGATCGACCAGGGCATTGAAGACCGGGACCAACTCGGGAGCCGACGCCTTGCGGTACAGCTTGGCGATGGCGGCCTTGATCGTGTATTCGCTGGAGTTGCGGCACTCGTCGATCTGCAACTCGGTCGGCTTGAAGTTGTAGTCGTAGACCGAATCATCGCTGCACTCTTCGATCTCGCGGACGAACACGCCGGCCCGGTAGATCATGGCCGTCTGCTTGCCGTTGAGGTTGCGGTTGGCCTTGGGCAGGAAGGACCGGCCCACCTGTGAAGGGTCGTGCGAGAAATGCACGAACCGCTTGGGCAGTTCGTCGTAGTACCGCTGCACGCCTTCGTTGATCTCGACATAGACCCGCGTGTAGCCATCCTTGGCTTTCGCCTTTTCGTCGCACACCGGGGTCACGGCCAGGCGACCGTCGAGCATGGCAGGGATGAACGCACCGTTCTCTTCGCGGATCGTGCGGTCCACCGCATTGCTGATGAACTCCCGCAGGGCCATGCCCAGGTCGGTCCAGTCGATCGCACCGAAGTCGAGCACCCAGCCCAGGTCGATGGTCCGAGTGGACGTGCCGCCCAGCTTGCAGACCACGCGCTTGATCGGTTTGCGGACGATGCCGTCGTCCACTTCCTCGTCGCGGGTCTGGAAGTCCAGCCGGGTCTTGCCGCAGTAGACAATGACCTTCAAGCCGGCCCGCAGCAGCACGTTGATCGCGTGCTTGTTGCCGGAGCCGAACTGGCCGATGGTGCCTTCCACGCCGCAGTCGCGGGTCGTCGAGACGCCGAGCAAGGTGAAACCTTCCACAGGGGCCACACCAGGATTCTGGATGCAAAGGAACATGACTTTCTCTCAGGGGTGTAGATCAGCGTTCGTTGTTCAACTCTATTTATAGTAGCTCAGAAGGTCTGCAAGTCAAGCGAGCAACACAGAATTGGGTTAAAAGGTGGGCAAGTTACCGCGAGGCCAGTGCTGCGAAGAGGATTATGAGGACTTTGACGGCGAAAGCTCGGCCTTTCGGCGGCACGACACCGGCGGGTCGCCTTTCTCCGGGGGCCAGACCAGATCGAACACTCGTTCAATGAACCAGCGGAGAGGATTCATCGAAACAACTCCGGTTCATCAAGGGCCAGGCGAACCATGCGAGCGCCGACCCGGCACAGGGCCTTGTAATAGTCGGCGCTCAGATGGTCGCCCTCGTAATGATGGCCGTACTCGTGGATTAGCAGTTCGTTCACGTCGTCCGTGATGCCGTGCTCGAAGAACGCCCGGCCGCACCGGGCCAGGTTGAACACCAGCCGACCCTTGCCGTAGGTTGCCCCATACGGCCAACCAGGCTCGCGGGCAATGGCAACATCCACCTCGCACCCCAGCAACTCACGGCCAACGGAGGCGGCGTAAGCGGCTACCCGCCGCATCCCCGGCGTCCACTCGGATTCGGGAAGTACGTCGAGCGGATCGCCGTCAGGGGAGTACGGCTTCAGACTCGGGGTGACGATGCCGGCCGCCGGCAACACGCCGGCCCGGCTCGCGTTGGACCATTCCGCCGACGTGAGATTCCCACCATAGACGATAGGCCGCCCCTCGGCCGCTGACCGCTTGTTCGCCTCCGGGTCCGAAGGATCGTAACGAACGGCACTTTCCCCGAAGCGAAGAGTCATGGCCACCTTGACCGCCTCGGGCTGGACCCGTTCGTCGCTGCACGCCTCCCGCACCCACGTCTGCGGGGCGTCTTCCTTGTCAATCAAATGATGGGTGGCGTTCAGGACCGCCACCCGGATCGTCCGCAAGTAGGCCGGCGTCACGTTGTCGCGGTCCATGTTCAACGGCACCTTCTGCTGCACGTCTACGTGGAAGCGGTCGCCTGTCTCGACCACCGGGATGCCCATTTCATAGAGCATCGCCGTCTCGCCCTCGGCCGGGTCGTAGACCCGCACCAACGTCTTGCGGCTGGTCTTCCGCAGCACGCCCTCTTCATCAGCAACGACGGTCGGCAGGACTTCGTTGAAGAAAGCCACTGGGAAGCGAGGTTCCAGGATGCGGCCGTTGAAGGTCGTGGCAACGTCGGCCGGCGGAATCAGTCGCTTGACGGCCTGGTCGATCTCTTCCAGGTCGGCTTTCGTCATGTGGAGCGTCGCACGGAACAAAGAGCCGGAGTCCCGCCGCTGACGCGAGGCATGGCGGCCCTGTTCGTCGAACCGCACGCCGCCGGTTGTCGTTTCGATGCAGGCGGCCTTTGCCAGGGCCAAGACCAGCTTCTCGCCCAGGTTGAAGCGGCCCCGCTGCTCGGCGTTCGCTTTCTTTCGGCTCTCGGCGAACAAGGTATAAGCGTCCCGCAGGTCCGCGAACCCATCCGGGTCATCGTCCGCCACGGTAATCTGTGCATTGCGCGTGCCGGCCACCGGCTCCAGCGTCACATCCACACAAGTGACGTTCTGGTCCCAGGCGTTTTGCAGTAGCTCATAGACGATGAACGCCCTGGGCTTGCTCGCCACCAGCTTCGCCAAGCCGGCCTTGTCCACATCGAACCAGTTGCTCATGCTGCACCTCGCCACCATTATATCGTCAAGTTGTCGGCCGCGCCTCTCCGATTGCAGTACCAGATTTCGGGTTCGGGCTTCGGTCGCGCCGGTCCCCGTTTCTTGCATCCCTTGGCACCACACGACTGTTGTGGTCGCTTCGCCGTCAACACGTCGGCTCGAAGAGTCTTCTCGACGCCACACTTGCATCGCACGTCCACAAGAAGCGGTGCCCCTTGGGTTCCGTCTCTCCGTGGACGGTAGGCGATATTCGTCACTTCAAGGTTGCCAAATGTGTCACCCACGTTCATCGTTTTTTTCTCCCGCGTCCCGATCAGCAAGCAGATCGTTGAGCCGATCAATCTCCGTTTCCTGTTCCTTGAGCCGCTTGATGGCGATACCCAAGACCTCGGACTCCCGGCCCCCCAACGATAATCGGACACCATCATGCCGGCCCGAACCCGCGACTCCACTGCAAGCTGCTGAGCCTTACCCAGGATTTCACTCGTCTCCGCCATTGCTCTCTTCCTCTGCCTCTTCCTCCACCATCACGCTGCCGCAGCCGCACGTCGGCGGCCCCACTTCGTCTAGCCACTTCCGCGTGATACGGACCACGCAGCCGCACTCACAAGCAACCTTCAACAGCCGGCAACTCTGTTTCTTTGTCGCGTTGGAGTGCGTCAACTCGGCGTGCGGATATGGGCCAACGGCCGCCGTGACCTCTTTCAAGCGAGTCTTCAAGGTCTCGCCGGCCGTGGTTGCCGTCATTTTCCCTTCCAAGCCGAGGGCCTTGGCGAGTCTCGGGAACTTGCCCTTGTGTCCCTCTTCCACGCCCACGGCACAGTGGACCAATTCGTGAACCAGGGTGGCCGCTACTTCGAGCGGGTCTTTCAGCACGGGACTGATGAAGACCTCGCACGACTGATCGGCGCTGTTCTTCGCCGACCATGCCTCACCGATGCGGCGCTTCTTATTGGCCAGGCCGCTCTTGCTCGGCCAGGAGCATGAGGCACGGATCTTCTGCGGCAGGGCATTGCCAACCTGCTCGAAGTCCGGGCGAAGCTGCTGGATGCACTCACAAAGCCACTCTTCACGGTTCACAGTTGCATCTCCTAGTTGCAGGCGGCACAGGCCGCCGGTTGTTTCAGCGTGATGTTGCCCAGCAATTCCTTGCCCAGGTAGCGGTCAATCAACCGCCAGACCATCTTCGGCGTGAAGATGCTCCCCTCGGGGCAACGCTTTGTGGGTCGTGTCCTGAAGCCTTGCTCATTGAGCCAGGCCGTAATCGTCACCAGCGACTCACCCGCTTCGCGGCGGCGTTTGATTTCGGGCACGAGCACCGTCTGATAGCGGGCCTTTGCCTTCTGGGAATTGGAAATCGCTGCCAACGGCTGCGACTTCTTTAACCCCAACGCCCGCCGATCCTCGCGGCCGTCCCAGTGGCCGGGCCGTGCGGAGCCCAGCAGCTTGCCGCGCTCTTTCGTGACCGCCAGGGCTTCCCTCGTGCGGGTCGCTATGGCCCGCGCCTCGTGCTCGGCAATCACGGCCAGCAGGTCGATAGTCAAGTCATTGGCGTGCTCGTTGTCGCAGCAAGTGAACTTTTGCTTGGACTCTTTGAGCGTCCGAGTGAAGTAGGCGTTGCGGGCGAGCCGGTCCAGCTTGGCGACCACCAGCGTGGCGTTGGTCAACCCGGCGTGATGGATCGCTTCCAACAGCTTGGGCCGGGTCGCCGATTTGCCGGTCTCAACTTCGACGTACTCGGCGATGATCGTGGCCCCGTTGCGCTCGGCCATCGCCCGGACGGCCTTCTGCTGGGCTTCGAGGCCGAGGCCGCTTCTGCCCTGTTTCTTCGTGCTGACCCGATAATAGGCGACATACTTCTTCAAGATGATGCTCACGGTGCTGCCTTCAATTTGTTTATGCGTGCTATCTATCATCTATCATAGTTCAGAAGACCTGCAAGTCAAGGCGCGAAAGGACGATTAGGTCAATGTGTGCGCAAGTCGATCGTTTCGGGCCTCACAGGCGATATTGTTCGGCCCTTCGGCATCACCGTAGCCCGCGCGAAGACCTCAAACTTGATGTCTTGGCCCTGATCCCGGACGATAAACGTGTGCTTCAAACGCCGCTTGCGGCTGTACGGCACGGGATCGTCCGTCAGGATGCGTTGCCTCAAGTGGATTTCGACGAGGGCCTGGCCGCAGGCCAGGGGGACACATAGCATCTCGCTAATCAGCTTGCGCACGGGGTTGCTCATGGCGTCTCTCAAGGTGTTCATCGGTCAGACTAGAGTTAAGCATAGAACAGAAGCAGCGAAAGTCAAGTAGAAAACCGAGCCAGCACCAGGATTTCACCTGCTCGATGCCCTTAACATCAGCCCGGACTGTCAGAAAGCAGCCCGAGCCGTCCGAGATCGCGGTAGTCCTCGTGGTCCAGCGGATCGTCGGGACCGCCCACGTCGGGATCGTTGTCGAAGATCAAGATGGCTTCCAACACCTCTCTCGGCTCCCGGCCGCCGCGAGCCACCTTGTCCCAACAACTCATGCAAGACAGGGACCGCCCAGCCGATACCGAATGGTATCCGGGTCGTCCGCCACGACCGCGTTGCAAGCAGAGCAATGGGTCGTCATTTACAGCCGCGATCATTCGCTGGGATTGAACGGCCTCAAGCCAGATTGCTCGTACTGGTCCAGGACCGTCGTAGGATTGAAGACCGCATACGCCTGTTGTCGTTCCTCGGCGGTCTTGTAGATGCCGGGGTGATGCTCGTCAAAGGCCATGCGGCGTTCTACCTCTCGCGCGGTCTCGCCTACTACCCGCGTCCTTTGCCATGCCTGATCCCCTTCTCGCGCTTCCGGCCGGGTCATCAGCCGCAGCAGGGCCTTCTTGTGCTGCTTATCAAACTCGGAACGTCTCTTCAATTCCTCACGAATGATGTCGTCGTCAGCATCGGTTGTCACCACCCTCGCGTGACCGATCGCCGCACATTGATCGCATTTATCGGGGTCAACCATTTGAATCGCCTCAACAAAAAAGGGAGCGCCGGAACCGAGCCCGCTCCCCAGAAGCCTTACCACGGGCCAGAAGAGAACAGCACCCAGCCCGACGCTCCCCCAAGCGGGGAGCGTGAGCCAAGTAGCTGCTTCTCTTCTTCAAGAACCCGAAGGTTCAACCGTGGTAATTTTCTGGGAAGGCAGAAACTTGACGCTCTCGCGTCATTTCAAGTTGTCAATTCAATCTTTTGTCATGTAGTCCGTGGTCCTTGGGTCCATTTCTGCAAGTCACGACCAAAGCAGGGACGCCAGACGAGAAACTTGCAGGTCAATTCATCGACTTAATTCGTCGGCGTGCATCACATTGTAGCCGAACCTCACTTGTAGCCGAACCTCACTTGTAGCCGAACCTCTTGCGAAACTCGGGATCGTCCCGCTTGAAGGCCAGACCGGCGAACACGCCGTTGGAGTCCTTGGCCCCGGAAAGCGTCCGCTTCCACTGCTCGACCATATACCGGGTCACGCCCCAATAGTAGGAGACGGTCAACTCGTCCTCCTCACACACGGCCCGCACCAGGTCGCCGCACAAGATCGGCAACAGGCCCTCGCCCCGACCTTTCCGGTAGTCGGCTGCCGGCCAAGGAATCGGAGCCTTGGTCATGCCCTCCACCTCCAGGTCGCCCCGGTACTCGTCGTGCAGCACCGCACCGACCCTGACCGCTGGGGCGCGGTAGGGACCGGCACGCCAATGAAACTGATTGGGTGGCGGGAACTTCGCCGCTATTGCCGCCTTCCACCCATCCGTCTGTTTTTTCTTCGCCATGTTTCTGGCCTCAAGAAGGTTCACCAATAAGTCCTACCAGTAATTCCTACCAGTAGTAAACGCGCGGCCGGCGTTTTCGTCCAAGCAGGCCATAGATGTACCCTCGGGGGTGCCGTTTCCAGTAGATCGCGTTGGCGATTCCGCCGACGAAGCCGACGACCCCGGCAATCAGGCTCACTATGACAATCATCCTCACGACGCGATCCTCACGATGCGCGTTTGACCTTGCTCCCCTGGGTCCGCTTCTTGATGTTACCGAGCCATTCCTTGCCCAGGTAGCGGTCGATCAGCCGCCACACGGCCGTTTGGGTGAACGGTTTGCCGGCCGTGGTCGTGCGCCCCTGCTGATTCAGCCACTCGACGATCTCAGGCAATGTCTCGCCCCGCTCCCGTCGGGCCTTGATCTCCGGCATGAGGAAGGCATAGGTGTTCCGGGTCGCCTCGTGTTTCTTCTTGGCTGCCGCCGCGATGGCTTTCTTCGTTCCGCGCAAATGCTCGCGGCCCTTCCAGAGGCGAGGATCAGCAGAGCCGAGTTTCACACCCCGCTCCTTCGCCGCCGCCAGGGCGGACTTAGCCCGGTCGCTAACCTTGCGCGTTTCCTCCTCGGCCACGTTTGCTATGACGTGGATCGACCGCCGATGGATGTCGTGGTTGTCCAGACACACGAAGTCCACCTGACTTTCGAGCAACATCCGAGTGACCGGGACGTTGCGGGCCAGCCGGCCCAGGTGGGCAATGACTAACGTGGCTTCTGACCGGATTGCGTGTTCGATGGCTTTGGCCAATTCGGGCCGGTGGCCACGCAGCTTGGTCTCCCGGTCGGTGTACTCGGCGATGATCCGCCCCTGCCCTTGTCCGTTGTTATAGGTGACGAAACGCGCCACCTCCGTCTCCTGCGTGTTAATTTCCACGCGGGAAGGGCTTTTCCTCGGCCAGGACCGGAAGTAGGCAATGTACTGTTTCATGGGATTCCTCGCTTGCTATTCTCGCTGCTTTCGTTACAGTCGCTTCAAGTTGCACGGCATCTACGGTATCTGCCTCAAACTTACATTACATTTGGTCGAAAGTCAATTCGCTGAGTTGATTTTTCACCGAATTCGGCTATGATTAGGCTTTTGAGTCACCCGAGGAATAGACTATGATTAGCATTATGACGCACCCGATGAACTAGGGCGGGGTTCGTATTATGATCGACCCGATTAGCCCCATGCTCCGACTATTCCGAGATGGTGCGACGAGCTACCAGCCCGCGATCGAGGAACTCGCCTTTGAGTCGGGCGATCCGCAGGTCTCGCTTGACAACCTTCAGCGGATGATCGACTCCGGCCTGGTAATCGCCGATTTCATGGTGAGGCCAACCGGCGTGCTGGTTCTGTTCGCCACCGGCGAGCAGTATTACGCTCCCGGCTTTCGCGTCGGAACCGGCAGTTTGGCGACTGAGGCCCTGGCCCAGCTTGCCGCTCAGGCGGGCTTTGGTCCCGAGGAGCGACTCTTCAACTTCTACCGAAACCTACCCGAGACCTACAAAGGGAAACTGCCGAACGTGAACCTGGACCCGGCGCGCAACGGCCAGCCGGTCCATCCGGTCCATCCCTCTTTTGGTTTCTGACCCTCTCGACGCCATTTTCGGCTGTCTCAGAGCAAAATCGGCCTTGGTTACTCTTTTGGTTACGCTTATTTTTGATGTAAGTCTATGGCATCGAGTAGGTTAAGGTGAAAACCCAGGGACGCGGCATCGTCCGCCACATTCTGGCTCTATGCGCGCTATGTTAATTTCCAAATTCAACATTCGTCTAGTATGACCAGAATGTGAAAGCATGAAAAAGAGTAACCCGCCGCCGCGAGGTTTTTTCCGCAACACATTGTCTCCCTTGGAGTTGCGATAAGAACTGGCTCGATCCGCTTGGTTACTCTTTTTTCCCCTCCTCGGACGGGGTAGCCGCGTCCTTCATGTCCAGTACCTTTCTCGTCATCCTGATCTTTTGACCCTCACTGGCCACCCCTCCTCTGGACGGCATTAGTTTAAGGCCCTGGTTCGGCGACCTGGCTCGGGAAGGCCGCGTCAGACCTCGGCCGAGACGGACGCCGACAGATGAAGGAGCAGCCGGTCGCGCCGGTTTTGCCGGTTGTATCGGTCGTGACGGTTTTGACCCCACCCGGCCCCTGCCCGTCGAGCAACACGCCCACATCTTTGGTTCAATCGTCATAAGTCGAACGCTGGCAACGTGTTGGCAAGTCGGTTGTTCCACGTCAACCGAGTTGACAACCGGGCAGAAGCTAGGCTAAGTCGTATGGATCAGGCCGGTCGTGGCGGTCAACCTGGCCGTGTCGGTTCTGCGGGTCGAACCGCGTTGTAACGAAGCAATTGAATGTAGCTGTTGTAACGTAGCAACATAACCGTGCGCGCTAACCGCGCGTGAGGTGCCGCACGTTTAGGCAATCATTACCTTCTCGCTTCTCATAATCTAAGTGGCGTTGTCATATAGCGTTATGGCGAAATAGAATCGAGAAGGTTAGGTATCAATTGCCGACGTGCTGCCGGTCAAGATCGGTTGCCGGCCCGTGGTGCTGCCGGTCAAGATCGGTTGCCGACGTGCTGCCCGTGGTGCTGCCGGCCCCGTCACTCGGGAAGCATTGCCGGCCCGTGGTGCTGCCCGGTCAATATCGGTTGCCGGCCCCACGCTCCCGGCCCGTGGTGCTGCCGACGTACTGCGC